GCTGAGTGGGTCAAAAACCTGCCCGGCGGCAATGGCGTGGATGGTGCCTGCACCTTCAAGGAGGCCATCGACACCGCCATCGAGATCGACTACCAGCTTTCGCAGGCTGGCCGTGGCCTCAAGTACAGCTCCGACCCCACGCTGTTGATCAAGGAACCGGCGGTCGATGAACAGGGCAGCATCGTCAAGGGTGGCGGCAATGCCATCGTGGTCAGCGCCGAAGGCGACGCCAAGATGCTGGAAATCAACGGCACGGCTGCCCAGGCAGTGATCGAGTACGTGCGCATGCTGCGCGAACTGGCGCTCGAATCCATCCACGGCAACCGGGCGAACGCCGACAAGGTGAGCGCGGCGCAGTCTGGCCGGGCGATGGAGTTGATGAACCAAGCCTTGATCTGGCTGGCCGACAAGCTGCGCATCAGCTACGGCGAGGGGGCGCTCCTGTCCCTGCTGCGCAAGATCGTGCTGGCCTCGGCCAAGTACCCGCTCAAGGTGGGCGGCGAGGAAATCGAAGCCCTGAACGCCAAGGCGAAGCTGTCACTGCGCTGGCCCGCGTGGTACGCGCCGACCTACGCCGACAAGCAGACCCAGGCGGAAACCCTCACGACGCTGCGCACTGGTGGCCTGCTGTCGCGTGAAACGGCGGTCAAGTCACTGGCCGATGGCTACGACATCGAAGACCCGCAGGACGAACTGCGCAAGATCGACGCAGACCCGCCCCCGCCGGTGGCCGATACGCCCAAGCTACAAAAGCCCAACCCTGATTCCAATGACTGAGGCCCAACATGGCAACCTACAACCTTGACACCGTTGCCGGTGCGCTGCTTGTCGATTCGATGAAGCGGCAGAACGGCAACGGCGCCTACCGTTACGACCGCCACTACAACGTGCTGGCGCAGGCTGGCTTGGCCGTCGGCGACACCGTGTATTTCGACATCGACGTGCCTGAATGGGTGCGCATGCTCGTGGCGGAAAAGCGCAGCGCCGCAGCCAACGCTGACACCCTGACGATGACGGCGATTGACCCGCAGTTCGTCGGCATCCAGCCGCTGCTGTTCAGCGTCTATGCCAACACGCCCGCGACGAACAACACGGCCACGAACTGCAACATCATGGCCTGCAAGCCCGTCGGCTCGCGCATCAGGGTCTCGCTCACGATTGCCGGTTCCGTTCCCGCGAACCTGCTCCTGAGCTTGATGATGTACGACTCGCAGTAACCCGTTTCCATCCCCCCGCTTGATGCGGGACTTCGCAACTGGCCGCCAGATGGCGGCTTTTTTATTGGAGTGTCCTGATGACCACCCCGAACGATAACCCCAACCCGAATCCGAACCCCGCACCGGCTCCGACGCCTGCGCCTGCCGCGCCGACGCCCAAGGAGCCGGAGACCTTCTCTGCGGAGTACGTGAAGGAGTTGCGCCGTGAAAACGCGCACTACCGCACGAAAGCCAAGGAGCAGGAAGAGGCCGCACAGAAGGCGCTGAAAGATGCCGAGGAAATGACCACGAAGGCCAAGGCCGACGCGGACGCTCGCATCATTCGCGCCGAACTGAAAGCCGCTGCGCTCAAGGCCGGGATGATTGACCTCGACGGGTTGAAGCTGGCTGACCTTTCCAAGGTCGCTCTCAAGGACGACGGCACCCTCGAAGGTGCTGACGCCCTCATGGAGGGGCTGAAAAAGGACAAGCCGTATCTGTTCGGGCAACCGGCGACAACTACCCATACGGGGAAAGCGCCAGACCCCAACCCTCCGACGCCCAAGAAGGCGACGGAGATGACCGCCGAAGAATACGCAGCTGCGAAAGCGGCTGCCCTCAAAGGCAACAAGTAAATCCACGCCTTGGCCGTTCGCGGCCAAGGTTCGTCCCATCGGGTGCAGGCCACCAAGGGGAATGACCGAAACCTCATTTTCTTTGGAGTGACAAATGTCCATTCAAAACATGCCGACGGCGCTACAGCCGATCATCCAGCAAGGCTTCTTGGAGCGCGAGTTCCACGATGCCTTGCAATCCGCCATTGGCTACCGTGCCGTGGCTGACCGCGAACCCGTTGCAATCAACGTCGGTGAAACCGTCACGAAGACCCGCAACGGCCTCAAAGCTCCTGTCACGACCCCGCTGACTCCGAGCACCAACACCAACCTGGACAACGGCATCACGCCTTCGTCCTTCACGGTCGAGCAGTACACACTGAGCATCAACCAGTACGGTGACTCGATTGACCTGAACACCGTGACCTCGCAGGTCGGCATTGCCAACCAGTTCCTCAAGAACGCGCAGGTCAACGGCGTGCAGGCCCGCCAGTCGCTCGACCGGATCGCCCGCAATGCGCTGTTTGGTGCCTATCTCGGTGGCAATTCCCGCGTGCGTACCACCCTGGGCGCACCGGCCACTACGCTGGCAGTCGATGACGTGCGTGGCTTCGCCTACGCACTGTCCAACGGCCAGATGCTGCCGGTATCCGCTGGCAACCCGCTGCCCGTGCTGGTCGGCGGCAACGTGTACAACTGCATCGGCGTCGCGGTGGACGGCTCCAACGTCTCCACCACGATCATCACCGGCGGCGGCATCAGCGGCACTTCCGGCGTGCTGACCTTCGCCAGCAACGTGACCGTGGCCGACGGCACCGCCGGTAACGTGGTCGCCAGCACCTACGCTGCGCAGATCATCCGTCCGAACGGCAAGTACATCGGCGGTTCCGCAACCCAGGCCACCGCGACGCAAGCCGCGCTGACCTCTGCCGACAAGCTGACCCTCGGCGCGGTGGAAGATGCCGTGGCGATGCTGCGCAACAACACCGGCATGGATTCGGTGACGTTCAACCTGTACCTCGACAACATGTCGATGCGTCAGTTGTGGGCGGACAACGACTTCAAGCTGATGTACCAAGGTCAGTACGGTTCGCAGGAAATGCGCGTGGGCAAGGTGTTCCAGCTTCTCGGCTGCAACTTCATCCCCACCACGGAAGCCCCGTACCAAGCCGCGAACTCTGGCGTCACCGCTGGCGTGCGCCGTCCCATCCTGTGCGCCCCCGGCGCTCTGGTGGAAGGCGACTTCGTAGGTATGGAGCAGCGCGCGATTGACGCTTCCGGCGTCAACAGCGTCATCCAGACCATTGATGACGTGGTGCAGGTTGTTCGCGCTCCGATTGACCGCCTGCAACAGATCATCGCTCAGTCGTGGTTCTGGATCGGCGGCTTCGTCGCTCCGACCGACGCGACCGCAACGCAGAACATCATCCCGACCGCTTCGCAGACTTACTACAAGCGTGCGGTGGTGATCGAGCACGCCGCCTAAACAGCAGCGATGTGACCCATGCCCGGCTACTTCGGTGGCCGGGCACAACCCACACAAAACGAGGGCAACATGGCAACAGCAAAACCCAACCTGAACGAGGGCAAGCAGCCCCCGGCAGCACCCTTGCCCGAATCGGTCAAGCTGGCGTCGCCTTACGGCTTCATCAACGAGGAAACCGGCGAGCACCGCTACTGGCAATCCGGTCAGGAAGTGACTGACCCTGACGACATCAAACTGCTGGTCGAACGGCAAGCGCCACTGGAGTAAGCCATGCTGACGGACGCTGAAAAGGTCGATGTGCGCCGGTTTGCCGGGTACGGCAACTTCGGACAGCAGGCTCTCCCGGCGTCCGGCTATCGGTTCTCGACCGCCTACGGCACGCTTGAGTACAAGCTGAACAACCTGACCACACAAGAGGAAAGCGTGCTGCGCACGGTCTATCTGGCGCGGCTTGCCACGCTGGAAACCGACATGGTTGATCAGACCACGCAGAACCTCGACACCGATCAGGCCGCCGTCTGGAAGCACAACAAGAACGAGCACCGCGACCGCCGGGCGTTGTATTTCGACTTCCGGCGGCAGATGTGCGGCTTCCTTGGCATTCCGCCCGGGCCGAACCTTGGCACCGGCGGCGGCCTGACGGTGGTTGTATGAACGCCGCTCAGATCAACGCCAAGATTTATGCCGGGCGCGGCAAGGTGGCTTTGCGGCTTGGTTTGGATTACGGCGTGTTCAGGCCGGTGACGGCTGCCGACCCGATGACCAACCAGGTCACGACGATCAAGGCCGCGTTCAACTCAGGCGACAACAGCTACAAGTCGCCCAACATGCCGGGTGATGCCTTCTGGTATGGCGATTTCGACGCTCGCGTGACGCAACCCGGTGACTATCTGGTGAATCAAGCCAACCCGCTGGACATCAAGTACATCGCCGCGCAGCAATCGCTGCTGCCGATCATCTGCGTCGATTGCAACCGCAAGGTGCGCTTATCGCGTGCCGCCCCGCAAGGGGCAGCGGGAACGGTCGGCGCGGTTGGATACAACGGCATGTGCGATGCACCTGCCGAGTCCAGCGACGTGATCGGCATCAACCCCGCCAGCAATGGCGGTGTTTTCGTCGGCTGGCCGTGCGCCATTCTGTTCGGCGGCAAGAGTCAGGCCGCCACCGGCCTGCCTGCTGACGTGAAGAACTCCGGCTGGCGCATCCTGCTGCCGCCATCTGTCCCGGTGGTCGTGCGTTCTGGCGACATCGTGACCGATGACCTCGGCAAACGGTACGCCATCGAGGGCGCTGAACTCACTGATCTCGGGTGGCGCATCAATGCCCAGGAGGTGCATCCGTAATGGCAGACATCACAGAAGTCGGACAGGCGCTGGTCGCGGCAATCGCACAGGCAGCCTATCCCAACGGCACCACGCAGGCATCGGTAGGAAACTGCCCGATCCTCGTTTATCAAGGCTGGCCGAACCCGCAGCAGCTTGAGGCTGATTTGCAGGCTGGCAAAGTGCATATTTCGGTGTTCCCCCGACCCGGTGACAGGGTGACATCGGTCATGGCTGGAGACGGCGATTGGCAAGAGCAGAGTAACGATGGCACGCAGGGCGTGAGCATCTGCGAAGTTCGGCGACAAACCCGAAATTTCCAGATCACCGTGTGGGCTAGTTGCTTCGACCGCCGCGATCCGGTCGCAAAGGCCATCGACAGCGCATTGGCAACCGTGACCCGCTTGACGCTGGCCGACGGCTCGCAAGGCGTGATGACCTATCTGAACTCGACGCAGGACGATGACCAGCAGAAGCAGGGCATCTACCGGCGCGACCTGTTCTATGCGGTCAATTACCCGACGACGCAGACCGAGACCGAGTACGCGATCAAGGAAATCGACCTCAGCGTGCGCAGGGTTGTGGATGCGAGCGACCCGAACAGCGCCGCTCTTGGATCGAAGATCACCATCGCGCTGACAGCCACGTCCGTTACCACCACCATCACACCGTAAGAGACACACCATGAAACTGAAAGTCATCCAGCCGTTCGGCAACAACGCAGTCGGCGACGAAATCACCAACGAGGACGAAATCAAGAGGGTTTTGGACTCCGAGCAAGCGCACTACGTGGTCAAGGTTCCCGACGAACCGGCACCCGTCAAGGACGCTGCCAAGGACACCGCAAAGAAGTAACCCGGATTTCCAATAAC